AGATATGAGATAACTAATACTGGAGTTACAGCTAGTCCAAGTACATTAAAACAAGTTTGTTCTAGTGCAATATCTGAAGGTGGTTATGAACTTAGAGGAGCTCAACAAGTAATTGGAACATCTATTACTGCTCCTAGGACATTTGCTGTAGCAGGAACGTATTATCCAATGGTAGGAATTAGACTTAAAACTACTGCATTAGATGCTATAATTATAACTACAGCGGTATCTATATTAGGATTAGGTAATGGTAAAAACTATGCATGGAGAATTGTGCAATCTGCTATAACAACAGGAGGGTCTTGGGTTTCAGCAGGAACAGATTCATCTGTAGAATATAACCTTACAGGAACGTCTGTTTCAGGAGGTAGAGTATTAGCGCAAGGATATGTAAATTCATCTAATCAAGGTTCTCCAAGTATCAATATATTAAAAGAGGCAATATTTGCTAGTCAACTTGAAAGAAATTCTTTTACAAATACACCTCTTGAATTGGTTATTGAAATGGCTATTGATGCTACAGGAGGAACTTTAGGAGCATACGTTTCATTAGATTGGGAAGAAGTAAGTAGATAATATATAAAACAATGAGTACAAGAATAGATATAAAGCCAGAATCTGATCCACCATACCTAATACTCTTGACATTACTGTTCAGTGGGGAGCAGCTAATGTGGCAAACAGTATCTATAGTGATATATTCATTTTGAACAAAACATATTAAAAATGAGTACATTAATACAGTTATTAACATCATCTTCTCCTGATACAGGTGGTTTAATGAAATCTGGTCTAGTAAATAGTGCTGCATTAAATGATGATGCAATGCTTCAACCGGGAGATAATCCATCTTTTCTTAGAACAAATTTTAATAATCCTTTTGGGAATGATTATTTGTTAACTGGAGTTAATGGTGGTTATCAGGATTTAGCGGGTAATTATTTTCTAGCAGATGGTTCAGCTGCAGCTAATAGAGCAGCAGCTTTTCCTGATGAAATTATTATTAATTGGGATACTTGGAGACCACAAACAAATACTGTTTGGGGGTTAAATATAAATGGTGTTGGTAGTTTTAACCCGGCCGGTGCGGCTGGTAATTTAGGAATCCCATTTACGGCAGCATTAACTTTTTCTCTTGGTTCATATACAACAGGATGGATGGCAGCATCATTAAAATTCTGGCAACAATTTCCAATACTAAGTGATGTTCAACAGACACTTAATTATCCACCACTTAATAGAGTTGGTGCAGTATTGGCAGATCAATTTTGGACAAGTACAAGAAGACAGAACCAATATTATGTTTTCGCTTATTTTTCTGGTAATGCTACTAATTTTTCAATAGCTAATACAGGTGAGCGTATAGTACCTGTAATGCGTAAATTTACATATAACCCTTTAACTAATACCTTAAACTAATGAAAGTACTAGGAACATATTTTTTCCCTTGTGAGGATCCAACCTTGGGTTTTAACACAATAGATCCTAATGTTACACCTGATCAGAATAGTATTCAGGTACATGTTTTAGATATAGCAATATCTGTAATGTGCAGATTTCAATCTGATGATGCTAAATTTGGATTTGATTATCTGCTTGAAAAAATTCCTGCTCAAAATCTTAACTATGAGGGAGAAGCAAATCTTATGGAAAGAGTTATTGAAGGTATGCAAAAATTTAAAATTGATTAACCAAAATAAACCGACAGCAATAATAAAGCATTAATACTTATATTATTAACCTAATGAAAACAATACTTAACAAATTAGTTTTTGCTGCAGGATACAGTGATACAACACATTTTATAAACAGTGCATTTCATCCAGAAGCTTCCAGCACTATAACAATTATAAGTGCTTTTTTTGCAGGAATTGCTTATTATTTTAATTCTGTTTTTGGTATTGTATTGCCTGTTGGTATAGGTATTCTTTTACTTTTTATATTAGAGTTTTATACAGGTCTTAAAGCTTCCAGAAAAGAAGGTTTAAAATTTGATTCAGAACTTTTCGGTAAAGGATGGTTTAAATTGTTTGTATATATGTTAATGATTGGTGTATCACATGCATTAGCTGAAAATATTCCGATTAAACCAGTGTTTGGAGTTACCTTTAATATCTATGAATGGCTGCATTATGGATTCTATAACTATATAATTATAAATCTTTTCTTATCAAATTTAGAAAATTTTAAAAGACTGGGTTGGACAGAATATAATCCTCTACTAAGATATCTAGCTCAGTATGTAAAAGATGAACCAATAAAATCAATCAAAGATGAAAGAGAAAACCCTTAAAGAAAGATGGAAGGCTAAAACACCTGAGTTTTGGAAAAGAGTCCAAAGATGGGCTATTATTACAGGAACTGTAGCAGGAATTATTATTGCTGCACCAGTAACATTACCAGCTGCAGTAATTACTACTGCAACTTATTTAGCAACAGTAAGTGCTACTATTGTAGCAACTTCACAGTTAACTGTTGAAGACAAGAAAGAAGAAGAAATTGTAAATCCCTAAATTAAATAAAAATGGCTAAGAAAGAAGTAAAAGTAAAAGACATTGAGGTTGAAGTAAAAACCAAAAAAGTCACTGCTAAAGTAAAGAAAGAAGGAAAAAATGTTGATGTTGTAATTGACACTCCAAAGGTTGATGTAGAAGTTCATGCAACTGAAGAAAAAAAAGAATTCAAACTAGATAGTGAAAAATTAGATGTTAATGTAGTTAAAACTGAAGAAGGTACTACTGTAACAGTTGATGCTCAAAATCCTTTATTGAAAATAGCAGGTAATTTGATATCTAAAGTTTGGCTTAAAAAGTTCAAGAAATAATAACTTGCAGTGAAAAATCTCCCAAAAGAAGAGTTACTAAGTAGACTAGAAGCCATTAATAGAAGTAATGCTATTATCTACTTTGACCTTGCTGGTATTATACTAGGGGTCAATGACATTTTTTTGGAAGCAATGGGTTATGGTAAAGGCAACCATGATGATATCATTGGTAAACATCATAGCATCTTTGTATGTGATGATTACTCAAGATCACTTGAATATGAGAAGTTTTGGGATATCCTAAGAAGTGGTAAGTATTACACTGGAGAATTTGAGAGAAGAAGAAAGGATGGAAGTCTTATTAATCTTCAAGCAACTTATAATCCTATTTTAAATGAGGATGGTAAGATCACCAAAGTAATGAAGATTGCTACTGACATTAGTGCAATTGTCAATAGTAAGAAACAAATAGATGCCATTAACAGAAGTACAGCTCTTATTAGTTTTAATATTGAGGGTTTTATAACAGAAGTTAATTCTATATTCTTAGAAACTATGGGTTATAAAACCAATGAAAAAAGTAAAGTCATTGGTAAACACCACAGTGTTTTTGTTAGCTACGAGTATTCTAAATCTGATGAATATGCTAAGTTTTGGGAAAGTCTGAAAAAGGGTAAGTTCTTTGATGGAATATTTGAAAGAAGAAAAGTAGATGGATCTACTGTTTACTTGCAAGCATCTTATAATCCTGTAATGGACAGTAAAGGAAACATCACCGATGTAGTTAAAATTGCAACTGATGTCACTGAGGCTGTAAACAATAAGAAGAAAATAGACGACTTAACAACAAATTTACAGGTAGAACTTGATAACTCACAAAAGCTTAAGAATGCAATTGAGATAGAAAAAGATGCAGCTCTGAATGACTTAGATGTAATGATGAAAAAAAGCCAAAGTGAGCTGATTAAAATCATTGTCAAAGTTGCGTTGGCTGTTATAGTTGGAGTAGGGGTTATAACAACTGTACTATACTGGGCTGCAATTATAACAAATCAAGATACTCAAATCATTGGATCAACATGGAGTAATATGTTTAGTGTATTATTAACAAATGCCTTTTCAATAGTCGGCACAATCATGGGTATCAAGTATGCTACGCAAGAAGGCAGTAAAGAAAAAAAATAAAAGGATATGAAAATTACAAAAACAGGCACGGCTGGAATTGATATGATTAAAGCTTTTGAAGGATTTAGAGGAACTCCTTACAAATGTCCTGCAGGTATTCCAACCATTGGGTATGGAGCAACATTTTACCCAGGCGGTAAAAAAGTAACAATGGCAGATGCTACAATCACTGAAGCACGCGGTACGGAACTATTACAAAGTATGCTTGTCAGTTTTGAGCAATATGTAGATTCATATTGCCGTGATGATATCAATCAGAATCAGTTCGATGCTCTAGTATCATTTGCTTATAATTTAGGCCCGGGGAATCTAAAGTCATCAACC